CTTTTTGCTGGATTATCACCAACATCTTCATTATGTTCTTTAGCTTTCTCTCTTAATGTATCTTCAGTACCTCTTTCCTCAAGGCTTCTATCATCTTTCATTTGATTCACTAATTTCTTAGACCAACCAAATCCAGCATCTCCCCCCCATAAAGCCCACGCTATTCTTCCGTTTGATGGATAGCCTTTTTCACCCTGTCTGAAACCCTCTGCTTTTTTATCTACTTCATGTCTGCTGAAAAAACTATACATCCTTTTAATAGTTTCATCAGATAGATTTTCGTTATTTAATATTTGGTTTGCTCTTTCGGCTCCAATTCTAGTTCCACCCCTGCCAAATTCTTTTCTCCAGTCCAAGCCTTTACGAGCCTCTTCTTTCATACCTTGATTAGGTTTACTCATCTTCCTGCTCTCCGCCATTTATATTTGCCTCTACAGGATTCTTCTGACCAAATGGTTGATATGCTAATTCAATACCATACTGTTTAGCCAATTCAATTTCTTTTTGGTGTTGTTCAAAAAGCTCTTCAGTGTCTCTTCCGTACGCACCAGCAATGTCTGAATAACTTAATGTTCCATTTTGCAAACCAATTACATTAGCCTGCATTTCTTTTAAAGGATCAATCCAAGCAAAACTTCTTGGTATGTAATTAACAGCTTTAGCGAACTTATCAACTTTACTCATAGGCAAATTAATATAGCCATTTGATATAGACATTTCTAACCAAGATTTAAAAACTGGGTCTATAAAATGATCTATAACAAACTGCTGATATATTTGATACATACTTCTATCTTCTAAAGCACCTTGTCTTATTGAGCTGTAATTTACTGATGTAAGGTCATTACTTAAAGAGTGGTAAGAAATATTTAAACCTGATGCAATACTTCTCAATACATTAGTTGTAAATGATTCAAATGCAGATGTTGGGTGAGTTGGATCAAATGCTTTAAAATCCATACCTGCTGGTAATTGTTCAAAAACTCCAGCCTGTGCGTTCATTGTTGGATTGAAGGTATCTTCATATTCACCATCGCCAACATAGCCATCACCATCACCTGATGTAAAGAAACCCATTTTAGATGCACCAACTCTTGCTGCAACTATTTCTGCTTCTAAATAACCATTTAGCATTTTCACATTAGCCATTGCTGTAGCAACCAAAGAAACGCCTCTAGTTTGTTCTGCTCTAGCAGGCAGGTAAGCATGGATAATCTCATCAGCAGGAACTCTAATGTGTTGTGCTTGAGCTAAATAAACTCTATCGTAAGGGTGGTCTTTAAATAAATGATAAGCAACTGGTTTATCATACTTATCTACCTCAACACCCATCTTAATACGATTGCCAGTAGCTTTATAAACATCATTTTTATTTTCATCTAAATGATCTGATTCTAAAAACTGTAATTCAAAACCAAAAGGTGAATCTTTCTTTTTAATTTTTCTTATTAATACTTCACCATCTCTACATAGAGATTCAATAAATATTTTTTGACAATCTAAGAATGATAATCTTCCATTAGTTGTGCAATTGCCGACCTGACCCCATTCTTTCCAAGCGTTTTCAATGAGCTGGTTTCCAGCAATGTCCAATGACCCATTATCGTCACGTCCTTTACTGGAAACTCTTATGCCATGCTTACCGATAACATTAGATACCATCAGGTTTAAGTATCTTGCAATATAGCTATCGTTCCTTGCTAATTCTCTTGCTCTGTCTCTTAAAATTCTTATGTTATCTTTTATCTCAGCATCGGCACTTGTAGATGTGGTAACAAAATCTGCAAACAATCTTCCAGTGTTAGCTCCAGTGTAGCTTCTTCTATATGCTTGTCTTTTTTTCTTTTTAGGCTCATTAATGCCTAATATTCTGTTATACCATGCCATTATGTGTAACTCTTGGGATTAGAGCCAGTGGTTCTACCAAAGTTTACTTTAATAGTATTTCCTGACCCTCGTTTATTCTTAATTCGTTGGATTTTGACTTCTTTAAGATATTCAGCCTTGTATCTGTCTCTAAAAGTCAACAGTTCATCTATGGACATTCTTGATAATGATCTTCCAGCTATAGACATAGATGATTGATCAATATTTGCCCTGTTCTCAATAACTGCTTCTATGCTATCTAAAACAATTTTTGCATGACTTCTAACTGAAGCAGTTGTAGTTGCGTAATTATCCTGAACTTCTACAAAACCTTCTTCTAGCTTGACTCTTGCAGAATCAGAGCTTCTAGTCATGTAAGAAACCCAGTTGTAATTGCCTTTTGTATATGAAGCAGTATTGTTTGCCTCAATGATGTAGTTATCGTTTGATTCTGTAGCTGTTAATGTAAAATTAGAAGCTGTAGCACCATCAACTAAATTGAACTCATAAGATAATGAATAAGATGCTATTGGATAATCATCTGATAAATCTTCTCTTTTCCATGCCCAAAAGTCTCCTAACTGAAGCTCAGTAGGAACTTGTGGTGGATAATTTGTTGAATCAAATTTGTTGCTCAAGCAAAAACCTCATAAATGTTTTAGATATATCTAATATCACACTATGGTTTTCTGCTAAAAAGTCAACACATAAGCAAAGAAAAGTCAAATTACTTCCAAGAAGTAGCAAAATTACCCCTATTTATGCCTTTTTGTGGCTTATTTTGTTTACTTTCTTTGGGTTTTATTTGTTGATTTAGTATTTTTTCTTCAATAGAGTCAAAATTTGGATTTAATATGTAAATAGCAGCAAAATTGTATACTAAAGTATCTAGAGCCTCATTTCTTGGTCTTATTTGCTTCCAAATAAGTGATTTACGTCCTCTAACAAACTTTGTAATCCTTTTTTCTGCTGTAAGCTGTTTAAAATATTCCTCATCAAGGTCTGAGCAAAAATGCAAGGTAGTAAGCTCATTTTCAACAGATAAACGAGCAAAAATAGCCTCTTTTGCTGAATCAGCACCAATTCCGTATAAAACAGCTTTATTTTTACCTACAAATGTTGGTTTATTGGCTATTGGTTTGCCTGCTGTTGATAAACCTTTAACAGCAAAGACTCTTCTAGCCTGCCTAGGCTTTGTAAATTGATAAACTTGATTTGTATGATGTCCACCACTATCAATTGTGCAACAAGATATAGGAATCATTCTATCTGACTCAGTTTTAAATCTACGTTTTAAATAAGAATCTAAGTCTGACCAAACATTTAAAGCATTAGGATCACCCCAAAATATCTTATAATCACACACCCATGCCTCATAGTTCTTACCCCAACCAACAAGCTGTAGCTCCAATCGGTCTTTTTGCGTATCTACTCCAGCAGTTAAGACTAAAACATCTTCAGGTATAGTTGTGTAATCATAATTTAATCTTCTTTCAAGCAAAGTTTCATATTCAACAGCTTCACCTTGCTCTTCCCAAGATTCGCCAAGAGCAGTGTTAATCCAAGTTTTTAACATTTCAGGATTCTTTTTGGCTTCAAGAAATGATTTAGCCATATCAGCCCATGTAGACCAAACAGAATATAGCTCTGATATATGAAATCCTGCTGTATTAGATTTTGTTTCAGTTGCTATCCATTCACCATGCTTTAACATCCACTGTTTTTTAGACTCATTTATTACAGAACCACAATGATCGCAAGCATAAGATGCTGTTTCAGGTTGATTTTCTTCCCAAACCACATTCTTCCACTTTAAAACCTGTTTTTCATTACATTCAGGGCAAGGAACGTGATAATAGCGTTTATCTGACTCTTCAAAAGCAGTTTCTATTCTTGATAGTCCTTTTATTGTTGGGGTTGAACATAGATATATCTTCTTATTCCAAAAAGTAGTTGTTCTTTTGGTTGCTAGTGATATTGGGTCGCCCTCAGAGCCAGCAGATGCCTCATATCTGTCAACTTCATCCGCGAGAACGCATCTGATGGGACGTGAAGCCAGCGAGCTTGCACTGTTGCTTCCAGTTATAGTTAAATTACCACCAGCAAACTTCTTAGATAATACTGTATTACCACTATCTCTACTTCTAGGGTCTTTAACACAATTTCTTATCTTTTCAGAATCACGAATCATAGTAGCAAGTCTATCTTTACTAAATGCTTGACCCATCTGTAATGTCGGCTGCATTACTAACATTGGAGCTGGGTCTTGATCTATATAGTAACCGATCACATTTAAAAGTATCTCCGTAGCACCAACCTGAGCAGACTTCATAAATATTATTCTTTGAATGTCAGGATCATTGAAAGAATCCATAATCTCTCTTTGGTATGGTGCACGATCTGTACGCCATGCCCCAGCCTCTGCTGAGGATTCAGGAGATAATCGTCTGTAGTTATCAGCCCAGTCGCTAATCTTCAGATTGGGTGGTGGAGTCCATATCTGATTCGTCTCCTTTATCACCTTTTCTATATTCTTTAGGTATTCCATTTTGTGCTAACTCATTTAGTGCTTCATGCACTTGTTCTTTTATTATTAATTCTGCTTCTGCATATTTGTCCACTGTTATTACTTGATGAGCAACCCTTGATGGCAGTCCTAATAGCCTAGCCCTTACATTTGAAACATAATCAATCCAAGTGTCTTCAACAAGTTGTGCTGGTATTAAAGACTTTTCTAACTGCTCTACCTCTAGCTCAGCCTTTCTAGCTTGAGCAGCAGTAAGTTTAGCTTTCTCTTCTGCTATATCACCAGTACCATCTTTTCTAGTATATCTAGCAGATTTTCTTATATGATTTATATACTGAACCCTGCATACGTCTATATTAACAGGAGACCTTCCTGAACTAATCGTAAAGATTCCTTTACCTATCAAATCGCTTATTGATTGCGGTGATAGATCAAGATGTTCTGCTAATTCTTTTCTTGTAGCCAAAGCTAATTTAATTTCTTAATACTCATAAATATAAATATATCACATGAAAATTTTAAAAACAAAATATTTATTTTTTTGAGGGTGAAGCAGGTTAAGAAGGTTAAGCATTTTTCTAAACACTTAAAAATACAGTTAAACAATAATAAACATCTAATATAAATATGGTGAATGATATAGGTCTGTCGCTACAAAAAGAATGGGGTGCTGCAACCTGCGTAGTGGCTTGGCTGAAAGAACCTAAGAGCTGAGAGCCTTTAAAATAAAGGGATACAGAGGACATCAAAAAAGAACTCCCAAAAATCAAAGAAAAGATAAGAAAATAATAAAAACTCTATTATTCATAGAATTTATAAAGGTATAAAAAGAGCTATAGATATTAATTAAAAATAATTTATATTATCTATTGCATATAAATATATTTTTATATATATTAGTCTTATGTTTAATTTAATAAGGAGAATATAAACATGGTTAAAGTTAAAAACATGAGAAGCAATAACGGAAATAAAATAGCTAATCAATTTATTATTACCGACAACGACAAAGAAATTTTTCAGTCTTATGATTCTGTTATAGCTATAAAGGTTAGAAGTTGTGAGAGTAATAAACTTTTTATATTTCTTGATGAATACTATTGGGATTATTCAAGAACAACTGGCAAATATAGAAATCAATTTCTAGGAGAGGGAATAACTGAAACTAGAAAAAAAATTGAGACAGGCGAATATATACTAAAAGATTTAAACTCAAAAGGGGGAGACAATGAAATATAAAATAATAATTAATAGCGGAACTCTTAAAGGCTTCTTAGCCTTTAGGGGTTCTTGTCTTGTAACTATGCAAGACAAATATAACCGCCTAACTAATCAAGGGCATCAATTAAAATTAATAAGGGGTAAATAATGAATATATATACTGAATATGTTGTTTGGGGCGTAAAGATAGAAGACAGGGATAAGCCCGAATATTTACAAGAAAGCCTGTTGCAAACTCACCACCTGGGCGAAACCATTAAAAATAAGGCTGTTGCAGAGAGAATAGCCTTATTATGTGAATCAAAAGGTTATACAAAGGTAAGAATCCAATCTATACCCTTCTACAAAGGCTGTGAGTCTGATTTAGCTAAACAATTTATAGGGGGTAAATAATGAATTTTTTAATATCACACACATACAACGGTGAAGGAATGAATGAATCTGAAATACATATATTAGATTCATTTAGTAATCATATTAAAGCAGATGTTGAAAAATTATTTTTAACTGAAGATATGGAAAACATAACTTTTGAAAAAGAAAGTAATAGTTTTTATTATAATTTGGGTGGTGATGATACAGGCAGAATAAGATTCCAAAAATTAACTGATAACGCCAAAGCGGTTGCATTATTTCCAAATGTAAACGAAACAGAAATTATTAATGATAATGAAACCCTAGAAGAATATATTCAAGATGTTTTGTCAGATGAATACAACGAAGACAAAAAAATATTTAATTATCTTGCCGAAGTTGAATATGAGCCTAACTATATAATTCTTTGCACATTGCCAAAGATTACAGTTATAGACCACTACAACAAATAAACCTAACCAATAAAGGGCGGTATTATTACCGCCTTTTTTATGTCCGCCCAAGATCAAAATATAAAGCCGTGTAAGGCTCTCTAATCTTAACCCTTGTATTACTATCAATATATATTTATAGGACATTCTACGGCCTCTCCGTGCCTTGTTATTTTTTCTGTTGCTTCTTTTGGTTTCTGTTGCTTTCTTTTTTTTCTTGCGGTGATTTTTTGATTCAAGATATAAATTTGCCTTGATTATAAATTTGCCTTGAAAGTAAATTTGCCTTTATGAAATTTGCCTTGATTATAAATTTGCATCAAAACAGTATTTGCATCAAAACAATATTTGCATCAAAACAGTATTTGCATCAAAACAGTATTTGCCTTGATCTTAAATTTGCCTTAAAAATAAATTTGCATTTAGGTATTGCATATAAATATATATTTATATATAATAGGTTTATGTTAAATAAAAGTAAGGAGTTAAATAACATGACAAACGAAACTAAAAAAATGTTAACTGAAATCAGCAAACAACAAGCCATACTTGAATCCAAACTTTCTGAATTAGCCGAAGAAAAAGCAGAAGCTAAGCGTGAGTTTACACTAAAGCATATGACACTTTTAGAACAAAAACTAGAATTATATGAAGCGGAACAGAATTTATTAAAAGCTGAAGGAGTTAAATAACATGAAACCATTAAATAAAAAACAACAAAAAGAGTTATCTCAAATTATGGGGTGGCACGATTTTAAAATAGACCAACGATCTACACATAGTGCATATATAACTATGGGAGATATAACAGTCTATGTAGACAACTCAACCAATGAGCAAATAGTAAATGTATGGCAAGACCAACCGCTAGGCTTAGAAGAAAAAACTATACATAACTCATGGACTAATATAGACACACTAAAAAGGGAGCAAGACTAATGAGCAACAATAAATATGAAGCAAATGACATAATTGAATTATCAAATCAATTAAGCATAGACGACATGGTTACATTGATAAATTGTTTTTCAAGCAATATTAGTGCATATATAGGGAGTGCAGGCAATCATGTAATTGATTCTGAATTAGATTGGACTTGTACTAATGGGCATAGCATACAACTAAATTTGCAGTCTGTTAGTGAATACGAAGATCTTAAAGATTGGAAATTTTTAATGGATGGTTTAAAGAAAAGGAGTAAAAAATGAATCTAACTAAAAAACAAATAATAGAAAAACTTAAAAGCATACAGCATGAAGTTGATAGCATCTTTAATGAGAGACTAGATAGGTTTGATACTGAATTGTTAGAGTTTCGCAAAGAGCCTGAGCCTGATTATGGTTATATATCGTTTTTAGGGCATGAGGTTTATGAGGCTCAAAGAGTTCAAAAAGTAATTTTAGAAATAATAGGAGAAGAGTCTTAAATTTGCGGTAAAGGTAAATTTGCCTTAATGGTAAATTTGCCTTTATCTTTTTAAATGTCTAGCGAATTGTCTGTTGATCTCTCTATGCAAGGTGCTTTTAATAACTTTTTCTCCAACCTTGTAAAAATCTATAAACTTTCTATGCTTAATAAATGGAGTAAAGGCTACAAGCAATTTTAAGCCTTCTCTACCCTTCACCCCTTGCCTCTCCCAAATACCATAAGTCTTAGAGCCTTTTCCTTTAGGTACGCCTTGGAAACGTGAACCTTTTCTTTGTGAATCTTTTGTTTTATCAACCCTACCCAATAAACCACCTTTTGCGGATAGCTTCATTATGTTTCCATATTTGCCTTTCTTGTATTCTCCATCTTTAGTTGGTGAGGCGTATTTTTGCCTTCTTGCAGGTTCGTTTTCTCCTGTGTATATGTAATGCAAAAACTTAACTGCCCAATCTTTAACAATAACTCTTGTAGCCAATCTATTGCTTCTAGGTTTAGCAAAGTTAGATATAACAACAGACTTTACAGTTTGTGGTCTTGGATTGTCTAATTTATCGTTAAGATGTGACCTTTCAGCATTTACAACTCTCTCTCCTGTATAGTTCATAGCTCTTGCCATAATCTTATTAAAATCTCTTTTGTTTAAATCTTTGTCTAATTGTTTTCTTAAATCTTTGAGATTGTCTTTTACTGTTATTCTCATACTAAATTTGCCTTAATTATAAATTTGCCTTAATACTAAATTTGCCTTAATTATAAATTTGCCCAAGGGCTTTTTTTATCAAACTTTAAACCATTCTCATTAGCCACTTTGAGAATAGTCGATTTGCTTTTACCCAAAGACATTACCACTTCATTCAGTGATTTGCCTTTATCGATTTGCCTTTTGAGTTGTGAAACATCAATTTGCGGTTTATTGCTCATTATAGGTTCTCGTAATGTTCTTTTAATTTATTAATATACCAAATACTTTTCTCTAAGTCTTGAATGTTAGAGTCTTTATATTTGTGTCTGTGAAGGTACTTTATGGCATTACCCTCTAGGTATGAAGGGAAATTTGCACCTAACTGTTGTTTTATGTAGTCGATACACTCAAATTTGCCTTTATTGTAATGTGGTGGTTTATTTACTAAATCACTCATTTGCCTCTCCTTATTATTTCATTCTTACATTTTTGTATGATCTTTTTCTTAGCACTAGATGATTCAATGTAATCATTAAGCTCTGAAAGTGTCATACACTTTAAATAGTAATGTTCTGTTGTTGTTTTACCTGTAGCCCTATCTCTGATCTTGGCACTAGGTTTTAGTTTTATCGGCATCTTTTTTCTCCTTTTTCTTTTTTCCAAATATCTTTTCCCAATTTGCATCTAACTTCTTAGAATCTTCAGGTCTACGCTTTGAGCCTTTGCCTCCGTGCCAGTTAGACATAATCTACTCTTTGTATATTGACTGATTTATCTAATTTGCTTAAAAGCTCTTTAGCTTTCATAAAGTCATTAGGAATACATCTTAATAATTCTTCTATGCTAAATATCATAATATCCTTTTCATTCTTATGTATAAGTTCTAATACTGGCTTCTCATCATCAGTATCACATATCAAAGCAGTCTTTTTATCAAGCGTAAAACATTTTGCATTTGGTTGAATCATAATATATCCACTTTCTTCGCATTTGATATTTAATTGTTCATAAGCTCTTAACATCATTTCCACCATTGCAATTTGCTTTTTAGGTGGGTCTTCTCGTAAAGATGTTTTTAACAACTGTTCTGCTTTTAAAAACTTAATCTCAAAGTCAACACCTACCATCTTATAGATTCGTTTAAGATTACCCCACTTAACTCTTGTTTCAGTTTCGTAAATTCTTAATTGTTTTAATTTATCTTTTAAAGAATCATCTAAATAAGTATTCATATATTTATCTCCTTGTGCGTATACATTTAAGTGTGCATGTGTGTAGTCCTACGGACTACTACACACACACACACTCAAATAATGTATCAATACACACACACACACTCACACACACACTCGCACACTCTATCCATTATTTAACTCATAATCATCATATAATCTAAACTCAGATAGCCTGTAACCCTGCTTTCTTACAGTGTTTTTGTCTCTTTTTGCATGTATAACTACACCAGCATTTTCTAATCGTTTAAACGATCTATTGATAGAATCACGATTAATTTCATTACCAGTAGTGTTATATACCGCTTGATGTCCAAAATCATCTGCTGTAAACCATTCTTCTTCAGGTTTTGGCTTATCTTTTGCTAGAAAATACATAAGAGAAGATATCTTTTTATCTTCTGCTTCGTTTACTGCATCTTGTATATCATCATCAGAATCATCATCGTCAGTCTCAATTAATAATCCTGAAGTAACATCAAGACCTTCACCGATAACAGTCTCTTCATGAAAAATAAAGCTCTTATCAGTCATGCCCATTCCGTCTTTGTTTTTGGTTTGTTTCATCTTGACAAACATTTGCTTCTCACCATCAACAGTATTATCTTTTCTCTCAACCATAAACTCACCATCAATAGAAGCATCAAGAACAGAACTACCTCTAGCCCTACCTTTATTACCTCTGCCAGTATGATGAACAAGCAATACAGTACAATCAAAGTCATGAATCAACTGGTCAGCAGCTTTGACAAACTTATTGACCTCTTGTGCTGAGTTCTCATCGCCTGAGAAATTTCTTTGAAACGTATCGAAAATAATTAAACCGATTTGCCCTACTTCTTGTTTCAGCAAGTTAATTTCAGTCTCTAGCTTCTCATATTCCTCTGCTTCATTAATTCTTGAGCCTCTGTTAGATAAAAACAAGGGTGCTTCGGTAAGACTGCCACCATATTTGCTTTGATGGAATACGGCAAGCCTCCTCTTAATGCCACTCACCCCCTCCCCTGCAAGATAGACTACAGGTGCTTTTTTTGCCTTATGTCCATAGAAATCACTGCCTCTTGCTACAGCACAAGCCATGGCTATCGCAATAAACGATTTGCCTGATTTGGGAGCACCGAATA